AGCCTTGCCTCTAGTCTGACACGCAACGGGGCAAATTGGGTGGGGTGGGGGCAAGTCAAAGACTAGATCTAGTATGTGAACTGATCTAAGTACCTAGATGTTGTTGGTGAAGGTATCACCTGCATCTCAGGGCTGCCTGGAAGCTGGTGACGCTGCTGCGAACACCTGGTTGCTGGTGATTAGAAATAAAAAAGGGGGCTTATGCCCCCTCGCCGATCCTATAGGAATATAGTTATCTCGGTAGTTTTTCTCGAAGCTTAGACATAACACGCTGACCCCATTCGCTAACGTAACGTGGTGCGTTAGGGTCAAGTATTACGCTTTCAACTTCAGACTCTAAAACTTTGTACAAAGCTTTCCAGTTAATATTATCCACATGGCTTTGTTCAGTAACAGGTTGATTGTCAACCGCTTGAACTCCAAACGCATTATTAACTGCTGATAATTGTCGTGATAAGTAGTCATCATTATTCGGCATTTTGATTTCTCCTTTCTATCTATCTCATTACTCCCATTTAATCTTATAGTCAAATTCTTTTTTACTTTTCTTTTACACACAACTTCGCAGAAGGTACTGCCGTAGCGTACCCCCCTTGTGTACATGTATATATATACCTATCGGTATCGTAGTAATGGGAAATGGAAATGGAATGCAGACATAAAAAAAGGGCGACCGAAGTCGCCCTTGACTACTTAGGCATAATTGGAACTAAGCAGAAATTCTAAAGTCGGCTACTTCATCTATCGTAGCTTTTTTGTTTTTTGATACTGTTGTCTCTGATAAAGGCATAGCTTGTATCTGTTTATATTGCGTTGGCACTTTGCATTGATGATACGCAATCTCGCCAAGTTTCTCCTTGACAAGTTGTGTGTCAATCTTAGCACCCAATTTTTGTGTGACATGTAAAGAGTAATCCCTCCCATGTAATAGGTTAGCGTTCTCGCTCATAGACAAGTCTATCATTAATTGTCTGTTGACTTTAATAAAGTCTGCTAGAACTTTCTGCATTGTTAACGCTCGACCATAAGCGTCAACGATAGCTTGTTTATTTCTTTTACTTACACTAGCTGGGCTTTGTTGTGCCTTCTCTAGTACTTCTAATATATTAACAGCTTTTGACATTTTATTTTCCTTTCGTCTTTCTAGTTAATTATCCCTTTATATCCCATGTTATTCTACTTGTCAAATCTTTTTTTATTTTTTTTTCCACACGAACTTCCCCACGCCCGTGCAGCTTCTGCTTGTGTATAGTATACCCCTAGCTATAGGTGGGCAATGGGAATGGGAAATGGAATGCACTGGCATCAGCCGAACGTGCTGCGGAACAAGAGCCACAGTAGTAGCACTGTAACTCCTGCTGCAGGGTGATGCGCAGCGAATAGTAGAGCTATAAACAGGATCATAATGCAGGTATCATTTCTTGCATCTGAGTCCAGGCCTCAGCGTCCTGGGCCACCAGCACATGCGCTCCGTCAAACCAATCCAGGTACCAGTATTCTAGGCGATGTAGTTCGCGGTTCTCGTTCACATAGCCGCGCAGCTCGTCGCTGGGCCCGCCCCAGCTGAACTGCCAACGCCAGTATCCTTCAGGTTGGTCGGTGAATGTATGCGGAGCTACGTAGTCAAAGCCAAGCGCCTCAAACTCTGGATCCTCGAGATCCTCTGCCCTGGTGGTCCATCTGTCTTCTACTAAATCAATGCATGCTTGTTCTTTCATCTCTGTTCCTTTCTAATGGGGCGAAGGTAATGGCTCTTGATCAACCAGAGCGAAACCCTCGCCTAATCCATGTGAACTGCATGCGCCTCTCGCCTATCGGGCCACTCGCTTCAGTTCAGGTACTTATATAATCCCACTTTATTAGATAGTCAAGACCTAAATAAAATAATTTATCTTCCACACGCAGGTTCCGCTGCGGGGACTCCTGAGCTGCAGACAGTATATACCTTACGCTGGTTGGCCTCTGGCAATGGAATGGAGAGCTTCCCTGGTACGGAAGGTTACGCTGCAGGTGAACCAGGATCCATGCTGCGTGTAGAAAGGGTAGGTTTCCGCCAATGGACTGGCATGGCATCAGCGTCTGCTGCCCCCGCAGCTGGGACAACTATTACTATGCCTCTGGGGTTGGGGCTGGCAATGGAAATGGAGAATGAAGGAGGTGTTCGTGGATCGCAGCCCACGCAGCTGGTCCCGCAGGAAGCTCCACCCTGTATTGGGGCTGTGTTTGGGGACTTATTGCCAATGGAGAATGGAGCACGGAACACGGAAAGATGTACAGTGCCCTCTCTTTGAGGTGCTGAAGCATAATAAACGATCTTCCACCATGTAAAGTATGCTTAATATTCCACACTTTTTGGAAAGGACTAATGTTTATCTTATTACTTGATGTTACTTTCAACTCGACAAAAATGTTGATGCCATCACAGATGCCATGCAAGTCTGGCACGCCTTGATTTACCCAAGATTCAAACCTCGTCCAATGGATATTTGTTAAATTTTTTCGAACCATTTGCCATAGCTTTGACTCTGGTTTCATGCAAAATACATAAAGTAAACCAACGCACCTGCTATCAAAGTTATTTTAAAATTAAAAAAAATTAATAAAAGAATAAGCATTAAAGCAAATTGAATCATGGTGACTCTTTCATAAGTTCTATCATTTGATTATAATAGATTAATCTAAACTCAAAGTCCTGTGCTGTAAGCATTGCTCTTCGTAGGTTTTCTACCCTACGCCAAAACAATGAATCAGTCATAGGTAGCTTAACATAACTGTACCGATCTGGTCTTACTAATATTAATTGCATAACTTTCTCCTTTTGTTTAAGACTGGCATATTTTATACCCACAATGTTAATTCATTGGGACAGGTATGTTTTTACATCTGGTAGCCTGTAGCG